GCCTGACACCTTTGCTGAAAAGCAACCCGATGCCCGGGTGGTGAAATTGGTAGACACAAGGGATTTAAAATCCCTCGCTGGTAACAGCGTGCCGGTTCAAGTCCGGCCCCGGGCACCATTTTTATATTTCAATAAATTCTAAAAGCCTAATTAAGACAGATGTTTCAATGGTTTAGTGCGCTTTTGCGTCTTTACTAGTCTTTATTCGACTTGTTAAGTCTGCGAATTTTAGTAACACTAAATGTAACAATAACGAAATGTTACAAAAACGGTGTTACAAAAATATGCCACGGAACGTAACCGCTTTAAGCGCAACCCAAGTAAAACAAGCAAAGCCCCGAGATTCGGAATACAACCTATCAGACGGAAAAGGGCTCGCTCTACGCATCAAGCCAAACGGCTCTAAGCTTTGGATATTCAATTACTCAAAACCCCATACTAAAAAGCGCAGTAACATCGGTATAGGTAGTTTCCCGGAAGTTTCACTTGCTGATGCGCGAGAGGAACGCGAAGTATTCCGTAAACTTCTAGCTAAAGACATTGACCCCAAGGTGCACAAAGACCAAGCTAAAGAAAAAGCGCAGCTATCAGCGTCGCAAACTTTTGAGAGTGTTGCGAAGCAATGGTTTTTAATTCATGCCAGCAAAGTATCAGAAGGAACGTTAAAAAATATCAAACGCTCTTTTACTAATGACGTTTTTCCGCTTGTTGGTAAAGTGCCGATCGAACAGTTAACTGCTCCTAAGGCCATAGAGGTTATTAACGCTATCGTAGGCCGCAATAGCCACGAAATTGCGCGCAAAGTTGCTAGGCGAATGAATAGTGTTATGACCTATGCTGTAAATGCCGGCATTATTCACCACAATCCACTTATAGGCATAAAAGAGCTAATACCATCTACGAAGGTAAAGCATCAACCAACTTTAGCTCCCGAAGAACTTCCTGAACTTGTTAAAGCTTTAAAATATTCGTCTGCCAAAATAACTACTCGGTGTTTGATAGAGTTCCAGTTACATACTATGGTGCGCCCAGGTGAAGCAGCTGAGGCGAAATGGTCTGAGATAGATTTTTCTCAGTCTATTTGGGCCATACCAGCCGAACGTATGAAAATGGATAGGCCGCACTTGGTACCGCTCACCCCACAAGTATTGGAAATTCTCGAATTAATGAAACCGCTAAGTTTTCATAGAGAATATATTTTCCCTTCACATGTCGACCCTAAAAAACCAGCGAACAAGCAATCAGCTAATAAAGCATTGCGGGATATGGGCTTTAGGGGGCGCTTAGTAGCTCATGGAATGAGAGCACTTGCCAGTACAACCTTGAATGAGAAAGGCTTTGATCATGACGTTATCGAAGCAGCTCTGGCCCATAAAGACGAAAACGAAGTTAGGGCAGCTTACAACCGGGCGCAATACCTAGAGCGAAGACGCTCAATGATGGAATGGTGGTCGATTAAAATAAGGGACTGTAAATAATGACTACTTCACCGCATTTAAAAAATACATGGGATTTTTTAAACCAAATCAAGCGCAAGCACGATTCAGAACTAAAAACGGAAGGCTCCCATTCTTCATTTTTAGAGCAAGCCTATATAAGAGCTGAAGGCCAGAGAAATGCCATGCTGATGGAGAACAACGGAGAAGATGACCGAACAACTTTGGAGCAATGGGAAGGAAGCCCATTAGACGCTTTTTTAGGATTGATAAGGACGGGTGGGTATCCACCTCCTGAATTGATACTACTTCTTGCCGAAGCGTTTGAGTATTATTTTGAAACTCGCGGAGCCGTTCCTCTAGAACATATATTCTTTGGTCGAGAGATTCCAAAAGCCGGAAATGAAAGCGCCAGGAGGAAAAATCACCGAATTTTTGAAATGTTTAACCACTGGACAGAATCCAATTTAAGAAATGAAGCTAAGCTAAGTCAGGTTCAGTTAGCTGAAAAGTTGATAGTCGTTGCCAAAAAATACAAATTAGTAGAGTCCGATTTTGTGGAGGACCCTGAATCTTTTATTAGACGCTGGCGGCGCTGGAAGAAAGCGGACAAATAATCAATTTAATTGTCCGTTACTTATTTTTCAAAAATTATGAAAATCACCTTGGTCAATTGAGACATAACAAGACAGGTGATTTATGACAACTCCAAACTATAAAATTATTCGTTTTGATGAAGCTGCCCAAATGGTTGGAAAAGGACGCTCAACCTTATGGCATGAAATCAAAGAGCGCCGTTTCATCCCCCCTTTAAGTTTAGGCTCTCGTTCTTCTGGCTTCATCGAATCAGAGGTCCAAGCAATGATTGCCGCTCGAGCAGTCGGCTTTAATAACGACCAAATTTCCGAATTGGTAGATAAGTTACTCATTGAGCGTGAAGTGAGAGCAAAACGCCTTTTAGAAGCCGTCGCCGCTTAAGGTGACAACTATGAACTTAACCAATGAATTAATCACAAGCAAAGAGTTTGCGCGTTACTTGGGTATACACGAACACAACGTGCGCAAGTCTAGAAGTACAGGAGTGCTACTCGGAAATAACCCGCCCCCTTACTACAAACTAGGGCATAGAGTTCGCTACAAGATTTCTGAGATCAAAGAGTGGATTGAAGGTATGAAAGTCGAGGGGGCGGAATGATTAGCAAACTACCAAAACCAATTTTAAAAGCTGAAGCACTTAAGCTTGTAATTGATATGGCTAGTAAGCACAAAGCCGGGCAAGAAATAGAACTTAACCATTTTTTCGGGGCAATGATGCTCTATGCCAGTAGCGCCACCGAAGAAGATTTAAACAGGTTGTTACGAATAAATATGGCTGAAGTTTTAAAGCATCGCCGCCCAGTTCGAAAGTTTGACGCGTGAGGATCTCAAAATGAACAGACAAAAAAAAGCTGCCACAAAGGGCAGCTTAATTAAGACTTCAACCAATGATAACTCAGCCAATTCCAGTAATGAGGAAAATAGACGACTTTACAGTTCTGATAATACTGAAAAACGGCCCCCTTACAAGATTGAAATGGCTCTTTTCTCGATTCTTCACAACGGACCACGAGGAATTACACAGCCCGAGGCGTTTAATGCTTATCGAGAGTCTTGTTTGCATACAACGATCAGTAGCCTAAAAAATGAAAAGGGAATTAACTTTGTTTCTCAGCCTGACTTTAACACGGTGGCTTACTTTAACCAGAAGCCATTTAGCCGATATTGGCTAGCCAGTGATAAGGACAGGGTTAAGGCCCAAAAGCTTTTAAACGCTTATCGGTTTAATCGCGGCCTTCCTAAAGTCAATTTCGAAGCCTGGCACAAACCAGACAATAAAGCGGCGTAACCATTGGGTTACCCGTTTTAGGGTAATTATTTACCCATTTAAGGGTAAGTTGCTGGGGGAGTCATGGCAAAGAGTAAAACACGGCCTTTTGCTGGTATTCCAAACAGAGTAATGGAGCATGCAGATTTTCACGCCCTAAGTGCTAATTCTGTTCGCTTGTTGCTCTGGTTTGCATATCAATACAAAGGAAATAATAACGGTAAGTTGTGCGCCGTTCATTCACAGCTGTGTGATAAGGGGTTTAAATCAAAATCAACCTTAAGCGCAGCGTTGAGAGAGTTACAAGCAAGACGCTTCATAGAGTTGAGTAAAGGCTCTGGCTTAGGTAAGAACGGCCGCACCCCGAATTACTACGCACTCACTTATGAAAGCGTAGACGAAATCAGGGGCTTTGAAATGGATTTAAAACCAACTAACAAAGCGCTTAGAACTTTCATAGATGATATTGACAACAAGCGGTGCGCTTAAAAAAGCCAGGTATCAAAATCTGTACAGCAAACCTCATTAGCGGTACAGATTCTGTACACTGGCTAAGTTTAGCAGTACAGATTCCGTACACTGGATAATTTTTGTAAATCATAAAAATCAATGAGTTACGAAAAACAGAAAATGCCACTCAGTGTACAGTTTCTGTACTCCTTAATAGTAAGCCATACATACAGTTATTTTGACTCACTATTTATTGAAAAAATATGAAGGAATTTAAGGGTAAAACACCGCGCGGACGAAAATTAGGATTTAAGCTTTCGTTCGCAAGCATCCTTTACCCACTCAGAGAAAGCCTGGTTAGTTTTGGCCCTGTCTTCATCAATTTTAGATAGGAGATCATCTTCAAAACGAATTTGCTTTCTTGTTGAACCTAAGCGTTCAAAACTTTTTTTGTTTTTATCTTGCATTGGTACGTACCGCTTTGCTATGTTTATCTGGTACGGACCACTATACATTAACGAGCAGAACCAAACAACGGAGCGATACCATGACAACATCAATGATCAACAAAGCCCTAGACCTAGAAGACAAAGTAAGTGCGAACATGAAAAAGGCATCGGCAATTTTGCAGGCTATGAGAACGCTTCACAGTGAAGATTGCAGAATGAATGATGAAATCACTGGTAACCTGCTCTGGGCTGCATCTGATTTAATTGACGATGCAATACAAGCTGATGCAGATTTTGTAAACGAGCAGATGGAAAAAGACCTTTGGATTCGTTATCAACAAGTACCTGGCAGCGCAAAATTAAAAGCCGTTGAGTAGTAAGAGTTTGGCTTGTGACCTGTCATAAGTCTGGCGTGAAAAATTCAGAAAATCACGAAATAAACAGTGATTACAGAAAGTTATTAGAACCTGTGGGTATTCTAAAAGGGACTATACAATTTAGTTAAAAAACGAATTTCGCTGGTGGTAATGATCAAAAATTTGAGTGCCATATTTTCATAGTTAAACAAATGGTTAGCGTGATTTATGGCTTTTTCCACACGGAATACCTAAGAGCAAAAGTCACCTCCCTCTGATTCAAATATCATCGACTGATGACCAATCAAGTGACCAACCACAATACCCGTTCTAGTTGCCCTACAGGGCAATCATGACCAATCGCGTGACCAATCAAATGCTAAAAAAATCTAGCCTTTTCACAACCCACCCACAAAGCAGCCTATAACTGTTTATTCGTACAGCAGTTAATATGGTGAATATATTAATTACATTCACTTAGTTATGAAGTTAACGGAACCGGTACTAGATAAAAAACAGTTTTTAGAGATCTGCGGCGTTAGCAATACCACGTTTAACAACTGGTGTTTACGGGGCCATGTACCGCTTAAAGAGCTTGGCTGCGTAAAAGTTAGCTTAACTCGTTACAAGTACACGTTTCTTGCGGCTGTTCACTGTGTGTTGCTTTCACATCATAGGGGCAACGATAGAAAAACATACCTTCGGTTATTAAAGAATTTCACTTTAGGCATCGCCACGGACGGCTTTTTTTCACCAGACGCTACTGTTGCAATTCAGAACGGCGGCAAAGGGCCAGATTGCGGAATTTTTGACACATACGGAGACGCGCTTCATCACGGTGGTAACAGATTTATTTATGTCGGGGCTGGTCAATTGCTAAACAAAGCCTCTGACCTTTTTGAAAAGATGCTCGAAGAGCAAAGCATTAAATTAGATGGTAGGTACTAGCAAATGAGTAAGATTAAACAGCTTGTAAAAAAGCATGTAACGGAAAGCTTAGAAGTAAAATTCACGGCTGAGTCAAACAAGGCGACTTTTATTCAAGAGAACCCTTCAGACATTAGTAGCGTTTGCCTTTTTCTCAATTCTAACGGTTCAAGGGTTAGCCTGGCGGGTTTGTTTGATACATATAGCGTAGACCACGGAGCGCGACAAGTTTCATCGATAGAGCTATTGAAGGGTGAGCAATACAGTCTTGAAATCACTGCAACAAAAGAAAAGGCGCTGGCGAAGATTGGCGTATTTTGGGGAGAGTAGAATGAGTAATCAATTAGCCGTTCGATCTAATGCCGTAGCACAAGTAAAGCGCATAATTCGTGGTGATTCTACCGAAGATATTTATGACATAGCGCGCGCTACGTTGCGAGAGTTCAGCTTAGACCATCTTCACAACATTGAGTCAAAAATTGATAGAACGGACCAGCGCCGCGAAAGAATGACAAGCGAGCAGGCCCGAAGCGAAATAATGACAACGTTTTTGAACTTTGTAGACTTCCCCGAACTTTTCCGAGATGTAGCCTCTAGTGTGTTACTCGAAAAATGGGGCGGTGTTCCTGGTACGTGGGCGAATTGGGTTAGAGAAGGCGAGCTTGATAACTTTCACTTTAATAACATAATCACTGCAGCGCTGTTGCCAGAACCCAATAAAGTGAATGAGCGCGAAACTTACAGACGATTTGACTCACTTTTTGGTGAAGTGGCTAACGCTTCCCTTTCTACATATGGTGATATTTTAGCCATACCCAGACAAACGTTAATAAACGGTGCCCAAGGCGCTTTTGACGCGATAGTCAAAACAGTAGCTCAAGCATACGAACGCCTAATAGGAACGAAGGTTTACTCAATACTGACAAGCAACCCGGTTGCTTTTGATGAGAAAGAATTATTCCACGCTGACCATAAAAATATCGTTAATAAAACCAGTGATTTTGCAAATGATTTGGCGGCGGCACTTGGCTTAATGTATGGGCAGAAAAACTACTTCCCTAATTTGCCTGGTGAGGCAAAGACGCAACTCGCGATCACTCAACCTCGCTTTGTAATTACATCGCCGGCACAGTCTATTGAAGCTGCCAAGGTCGTAGGTGAATACAACAAAGCGCTGTTAGATGAGCAAAAGCTTTCTGTAATCGTGGAGCCTCGCCTTGTTGATTTTGGCGGGTGGTTCCTATCTGCAGGAAAGGAGCAGAGCAGCATTTGTCTGTTTAAATTACGCGGCTCTAAAGCACCTTCTGTAATGACAAAGCAAATCAGCCGAACTGACGGGCTAGAAGTAAAGCACCAATGGGATATTGATGTTGCCCCAGTTGATTATCGAGGTCTCGTTAGAGTTATGTAAGTTTATGGGGGCTAGATCTATAAAAGTAGGTTTTAACGTTGCCTATGCTCGTTTTTTCCTCATTAGAACGAGCGCCTTGTTTGAATTAGCCCCCCTTTTAAAGTGAAATCATATGTCGAAATATGAATTTGTAATATCAGCGCAGGATAAAACCGCGCAAGCCTTCACGGCTATAAACTCTAAACTAGGGACAGTAGCAAAACATGCGGCTGGAACCGCTGCCGCAGTAGCGGGAGTAACGGCGGCTTTTGGCGCGTTTATGGTATCCAGTGCTAATAATGCTAAAGAACTTGAAGCCCAGGCAAGACTAGCAGGGTTGAACGTAGAGGAGTTCCAGTCATTAAGTTATGCGTTTGGTATGTTTAATGTCGAGCAAGAGAAGTTCGCGGACATTTCAAAAGATGTTCAAGACAAGCTTGGTGATTTTATCGCTACCGGTGCAGGCCCGTTTAAAGACTTTTTTGAACAAGTGGCTCCACAGGTTGGATTGACTGCTGACGCTCTTAAAGATTTATCTAGCACTGATGTTCTAATAGCCGTGAAAAAGGCAATGGATGATGCGAACGTATCAGCAAAAGAGCAAGTGTTCTATATGGAAGCGATAGCCAACGATGCAACGCTGTTACTTCCAGCGCTACAAAATAACGGCGCAGCCATTAAAGAATACTCTGATCAGTTTAACAACTTGAACCTAGCCATGAGCCAAGCAGAAGTTGAAAAAATGACTGAACTGGCGAATGAGTTCAAGAGAATAGATGCAACGGCCAGCAGTATAGGTAATAAGTTAGCCTCAAACTTTGCGGAACCACTCGCAGATTTGCTTGAAGTGTTAGAGGGTGGTTTGAACGAACATTTACTTAGAGGCGAAAAAGCATTCAAAGGAATGGCTGCTGGTATGTTTGAGGTGGCTGCAGCTTCGGCATCCCTCGCAAAGTATAGCCCGTTTGCGGGTTTCTTCTCTGGATTAAGCACGGATGAAATAGCTCAGCAAGCAGCAGATTTCAAAGGAACCGCTAATACGCTATACGCTGATATCAATAAGATAGTCGATCAGCTTAGCGAACTGGATAATCCTGATTTTGGATCGACTAACAATATCTTTGAAAGTATGGATATGTTCAGCCTTGAAGGCGCTGTTACGAATATCGATATAAGCCCTCTAAAAGAAGTAACAAAAGAAGTCGAAGCGGCAACTAAAGAAGTGGAAAATTCGTTCTTAAACAGCCTTTCACTTATTGACGGAATAAACACAAGTGCTTTCACTTTTGATGAAGAAATGGCTGAAAACGCTGGTATGTTCTGGGAAAACTTTGAGGAACGCGGATTTACTGCTTACGAAAATTTAACCGAAACTAGTCAGTCGTTTTGGGAGCAGTGGCTGGAAGCAACGCAAGGGGCTTTAGTTAACTTTGACCAGTTAGCAGCATTCACAGTAGAGAGCTTTTCTAATCGAATGGGGAGCGCTATTGAGTCAGTTATATTTGATAGTCAAAGTCTTGGTGATGCCTTTAAAGGCGTTATGCAAGGAATGGCTAGAGGGGTTGTGAACGCATTAGGGCAAATGGCAGCTCAGTGGCTGGCCTACAAGATTGTTCAAATGACCGTGGGTAAAAGTACAGCCGTAGCTGGCGCATCAGGGATAGCAGCTAACGCGCAGGCAGCATCGCTAATGGCAGGTTTAAATGCTTTCCAAAGTACGGCAGCAATTCCGATAGTTGGGCCTGGTATGGCGCCAGGAGCAATGAGCGCAGCTCTATCGGTAACACAACCTATGGCTTACGCGATACAAGGGCTTGCTGCTGCCTCAGCAGTAGCGTCGTATGACGGTGGTGGTTACACAGGCTCAGGGGCGCGTATAGGCGGTATGGACGGTAAGGGCGGTAAATTAGCCATGCTCCATCCCCGCGAAAAGGTTATCGATTTAACAAGAGATCAGGGGGTTGCAGCGGCGCCACAAATTTCTTTTGTGGTGAATGGTGCAAACTTGACAGATGATCAGATAGTCGAAGCAATAGAGCGCAGTCCGAAAAAGATAGTAAGAGCATTAAGGCGGCATCAAAACAGGCCAGCTTAAGGCAGTAAGGACCTAAAAAATTGGGTCCTTTTGAGTTTATGTCATACGGGTTCGCAGCAGCGCAGAATTTGCCTTGTGCGAGCATTTCCAAATTCGATTTTTTGTTTTCTTTTAAATTATGGCACAAGTAAATAGAGCAGAACTGGCGGAGATCTTAGGGGTTTCACTACCTACTATCACAAGTAAAGTAAGTAAAGGAATGCCTTTTGAGCAAAGAGGTGGGCGCGGTAGAGAGTGGACGTTTGATACCGCAGCCGTTTTTGAGTGGGAAAAAGAGCAGGCAGTAATAAACGCGACTGGAGACTTATCGAGTGTTACCGATGACGAGTTAAAGCGTCGAAAACTTGCAGCAGAGACAATGCTTGTTGAACTTGAAGCTGGTAAGAAACGAGGCGATTTGATACCCCGAGAAGAAATTGAAAAGATGTTGGTCAACTTGGTATTAGATACAAAAGCCAGATTACTTTTAGTTCCCCGTAGATGCGCCCCTCTTTTAACCCAACTTACAAGTGAGCAGGAGATAAGAGATATTATCGAAGAAGAGCAGAGAGAAGCACTGACCGACTTGTCGAATATGGGAGATAATCTAGGAGGGTACTAAATACCCAATGAGAGCTACGAGCTTACATTTTTCAAGCCAGAAAGTGGAAGTGGGATTCCCAAGTTATGTGCTACAAACGCGGTACCCAAAACCACAGCGGCTATACCGATAGCGGTGAGTACTCTGAACGTGAAAAACCTAATCCTTTCTTTAAGGTCGAATTTTGAAAGTCGATTTTCGGTATCCGATAACTTAGAGGCCAATCTGTGGAGTCGAGAGTAAACCGTTATTAGATCTGATTTTTGCTGAATAAAAGCGTTATCTTTTCTTAATAAAGTTTGAATTATATCCTCGTTTTTTTCATTACCTCTTTTTCCATTTTCGTACGCTTTGTGACCAACATACTCAATTAGTTTTCGAAGCTGCACCTCATAACCTTCAACTGATAGTGGCTTTTGCCTTAAATCAGGCTCTAGATCTTTGTGAAGTTCCTCAAGTAAAACTTTGAATTTTCCGTGTTCCATAACATTCCTTGTTTTAATAATTTATGTCTGTACTATACATTTTAAAGGGTAGGTAATCGATATCTATATTTTAGTAACACCAGTAGTAACACCGCCATGTTTTAGGTGCTAGCAAATCTATATTAATCAGATGGTTAGCTTTTTTATTCCATTCTGGCCCCGGGCACCATTTATTCCCCAAAACATCAAAACGCTAAACCTTACTCTCATATTGCTTATATGCATGCCAAACCAGTTTAAGCGTATTTGCGATAATAGGCTTTTAAAAGTCAGTTGGTTTATGAATCTCATCAGTGTTAATCAAAGACTACAAGCTAAGCGAAAGCAGCGCTAAGTGAATAGCGCCATGTCGCTTATTTGTCATTTTAGACGTAAGATAACAGCAATGTTTTTAATAAGGCTTTACGCCTTTGCAGCATTATCGAGCGGCTTAAGGGATGCTTCTATTTTTTCCTTTTCTTCATAAGACATATTTATTTTGGCGGGTTCTGGTTTACCGTATAAATACCCCTGCAAGTAGTCTGCGTTGGCGTCAGTGAGCCACTGCGCTTCTTCCTCAGTTTCAATCCCTTCAGCAATGACTTCAATACCATTGGTTTTAGCAATTCGAATCAGATTAGTAACGATGTTTTGTTTATATTGGTCATTATGTACGTTACGCACCAATTCCATGTCTATTTTTACGTAATCGGGGCGCAGCGACTGAAGTAAATTTAAGCCCGACCAGCCCGAACCAATATCATCAAGCGCTACTTTAAACCCGGCACTGCGATAAAAGCATAAAATGCCCTTTAATTGGTTGAGATCTGTCGCGCGATGGGTTTCAGTAACTTCAAACACAACATCTTCAGGACGAAGTCCAATTTCATATATGGATGAAGCTGTTGCGCGTAGGCAATAAGACGGGTCGTAGATACTTGAAGGATTAAAATTTATAAATATTTTACCCTCAAGTTTTGCTTTTGCTGCGCATTCTACTGCAGAACGCCTTGCAACCAAATCAAGTGA